AGCCCCTGTCCCTACTGCGGCCAGCGCTGCAACCAGGTGGCCGGCGCCAAGGCAGGCCGAGCGAGGCAGGCTGTCACTCGCCTGTCCTGGTGAACGAGGGTGGGGGGGAACCCCTAGCCGTGCCGACCTTGCTGACCCGCCACCTCGCATCCTCTCTCTGAAAGCTCAGGAGGTCCGCAGGGTGGCTGAGGGGTTGGCTGCTCGCGGGCAGCGTCTGTGGGAGGCGTACAGGCTGCTTGTGGACGGCGAACGGGGCCTAGTCCTGCTCGAGGAGGCCTGCCGGGTGGCGGACCGTCTCGACCGGCTGGACGCACTTCTGCGAGGTGAACAGGCGGAGTGGTTCCGGCTGGCCCGTGATAACGCCGACGACCTTGAGGTGCGGGTGGACTCGGGTCTGACTGAGGCCCGTCAGCAGCAGCTTGTGCTGCGTCAGCTCATCGTGAGCTTGCCGCTGAAGGGGTCGGATGACGACAGCGACGCTGACGCCTGGCTCGACAGTCTGTAGGCCGCGCTTCTCGACTCCCCGCGACGAGTCGTCTCCGACTCATGGGCCGGCGGTCGGTGAGGTCGCGCGGCGCTTCGGCCGCTCGCTGATGCCCTGGCAGCAGGAACTAGTCGACGTCGCGTACGAGTACGACCCGGAGACCGGGTTGTTTCGGTACAACGAGGTCGATGTCACCGTCCCTAGGCAGTCCGGTAAGACGACGCTGACGCTCGCGAAGCAGGTCCACCGGTTGACGGTGATGGCTCGGCAGCTCGGGCCGCAGCGGTCGACGTATACGGCTCAGTCCCGTCTCGCGGCGCGCAAGAAGCTGGAGCGGGACTTCTCAGAGTTGCTGCGCGGGTCGCGGGCGTTCCGGGAGGTTCCGAACGCGAAAGCACGGCCTTCGCGCGCTACTGAGTGGCGGCTGAGCCTGAACAACGGCTCCGAGGCCATCCAGTTCGGGGCGGGGTCGTTCCTGCAGATCGATGCGCCGTCGCGTACTGGTGGTCACGGCGACACACTGGACGACGGGACGATCGATGAAGCCTTCGCGCACGAGGATGACACGGTCGAGGCCGCGATGCGCCCGTCGATGGCGACTCGGCGTAACGCTCAACTGTGGGTGATCTCCACTGCGGGCGACGCCCGGTCCGCATATCTGTACCGCAAGGTGCTAGCCGGTCGAACCGCTACGGAGGCGGACGCTCACGGGTCCGTCTGTTACGCCGAGTACAGCGCCGCGGAGGACGCCGATCCTGGTGATCCCACGACGTGGCGGGGGTGTATGCCGGCGTTGGGGCTCACGATCACCGAGGACTTCATCCGCGGTGAGTGGGAGCGCGCGCAGCGCAAGGGCCCGGAGGGCGTGGATACCTTCCGCCGGGCCTACCTCAATCAGTGGCCGCAGGCCCCCGTGCTGTCCGACGATGGTGCGTCGGGTGCGTTCGACCTCGCCGTCTGGTCCACGCTCGCCGACCCGTCTGCGGAACGTGGTACGGGTCAGGTCTTCGCTGTCTCCACTGCCCCCGACCGTTCCTGGTGCGCCGTCGCCGTCGCCTGGTTCCGCCCGGACGGTCTGCCGCAGGTGATGCTCGCCGACTACCGCTCGACAACTATGTGGACGCAGCGCCGGGTCGATGACCTCCGGGCGCGATGGGGCGGCCGGGTGCTGGTCGACACGGCGTCACGTGGTCTCATCACGGACGCGAAGGAGCCTTCGCAGGCCGAGCAGGCGCAGGCCGACAACGCCCTGTCCGACGCGGTCACCGCAGGCGCCCTTCGGCACGGCAACGAGCCGGCCATGAACGACGCCGTGCGGGCGGCCCGGTGGAAGCCATCCGGCGACTCCCGCGTCCTTGACCGCAAGGGCACCGTCGACATCTCCCCGCTCCGCGCGGCCAGCCTGGCCCTGCGCGGTCTGACTGCTGCACCGCCGACCGGGGGATGGATGGTGGCGATCTAGTGACGACGCCCCTCCTGCGACTTCCTCGGATCGGCGCGGACGCCCTCGATGTCGTGAAGCGTCTCAGTGGGCGGCTGGACCTGGCGAACGTCGAGTACGACCGGGTCGACCGGTATTACACCGGTGACCAGCCGCTGAAGTTCATGCCGCCCGAGGTCGTGGCCCAGCTCGGCGAGCGGCTCTCCCCGCTTGTCATCAACTGGCCCGAGACGGTCGTCGACTCCGTGACCCGCCGGTTGTCCGTCGAGGGCTTCCGGATTGGGCAGGGCGGCGAGGCAGACGACGAGATGTGGCGGATCTACACCGCCAACGAGCTCGAGGAGGAGTCCCCGCTCGGCATCAGCGACGCCCTCGTGCACGGGCTGGCGTACCTGTCGGTGTGGGGCAACCAGGACGACTCGCAGACGCCCGTAATCTCCTTCGAGTCCGCGCATCAGGTGACCGTCGAGTACGACCCGGGCAACCGGACCGTGCGTGCCGCGCTGAAGCGGTGGACCGATGGCACAGACACATTCGTCACGCTCTACACCCGGACCGAGGTGGTTCGGTACGCGGCGGTGCGCATGCTGGGCGGGACAGTCAGTTCGTATGAGATCGACCAGGTGCTGCCGAACCCGTTGGGTGCGGTGCCGATCGTGCCGATGGTCAACCGCGGGCGGCTGCTGAACCGCAACGGCAGGTCGGAGTTGGAGAGCGTCGCGCCGATCGCGGACGGCATCAACGCGCTGTTCACCGACATGATGACGACTGCTGACTTCTACGTGACGCCTCGCCGGTACGTGACGGGCATGCAGGTGTCGTCCGACCCGGGTCAGCGGGAGCGACTGCAGGCCGAGGTCGCGGCCTACTGGGAACGGGCGATCAAAAGCAAGATGCTCGTGGCCGGGGAGGGTGTCGAGTTCGGGCAGTTCCCGGAAGCGACTCTCGACGGGTTCGTAAAGGGCATCAACGCCCTCACGTCTGCGCTGGCAGCCATCGCAGGTCTTCCGCCGGACGACCTCGGGCTGCACACGACGAACCCGGCGTCAGCGGAGGCCCGCCGGGCGGCTGAGACGACGCTGATCCTGCGGGCCAAGGAGAAGCAGCGCGCGTTCGGGGCGGCTTACGTCAAGGCGATGCGCCTCGCCATCGCCTCGCGTGACGGCACGGCTCTGGCGGACGTACCGCAGGAGTTCAGCCGCATGCAGGTGGCATGGGCGGACCCCGCTACCCCCGCTATCGCGCAGGCGATGGACGCGGCGGTGAAGGGAAAGGAAGCCGGTATCTACGACGTGGAAGCCGCCCAGGAGCAAGTCGGCATGTCGCCCGTGGAGCGTGCCGCAGTCAAGCAGCGTGCCGCTGAGGCCACGTTCGCGGCCGCCACCTCCGACATCCGGGCTCGCATGGACCTCGCCCGTGAGCTTTCCGGCACCGACGTGCCGTTGAGCCCGAATGCAGCTCTTGCTGCAGCAGGACTGCTGCAGGCGGCGAGCACGAACAGCGCTGACCGCGCCCCCTCGACACCCGCCTGAGCGGGGTAAGCGGTACGGCCCCGCTCAAGGCCGGAGCATCACCCGACGGGGACACGGAGCAACAACATGCCGGATGAGAACGAGAACGAGACTGTCGTGGTGGCCGAGAAGGCCACCGTCGAGGTCAGCGAGCCGCTGAGGTTCACACAGGCCGACGTGGACCGAATCGTGCTCGCTCGTGCAGACCAGCTCGCCCGTACAAAGTTCGGTGATTACGCCGACGTCAAGGCCAAGGCCAAGCGGCTCGAGGATCTCGAGGCGGCTCAGGCGTCGGACCTTGAGAAGGCCGTCGCTGCCGCGAGGCAGGACACCGAGCGCACGGTCCGGGCTGAGGTAACCCGCGAGCGGGTGCTCGACCGGATCGAGGTGTTGGCGGCTAAGGACTTCGCCGACCCGGAGGATGCCCGCCTGCGCTTGGGCGTGCACGTCTCCGACTTCGTCGGGGGCGACGGGACGGTCGACGTCACGGGCATCCAGTCGGCCCTGATCGACCTGCTCAAGTCCAAGCCGCACCTCGCGGCAGTCAAGGACGACGGCCGGCCCAAGGGCAACGCCGACCAGGGCGTTCGTCCGATAGCTGAGCCGGTCATAGCGCCCGGCATGGAACGCCTCCGGGCGGCTTTCGCCACACCCCCCAAGTAGCTCCCGTCCCTGACGGGCTAACCCTAGGAAGGACGGGAACCCGTCATGGCCGTCACTCTGGCCCAGGCAGCCGTGCTGTCGAACAACACCCTTGCCCGCGGCGTCATGGAGACGTTCGTCCAGGCCTCGCCGGTCTTCGACCGGCTGCCGCTGATGAACATCCTCGGCAACGCCTACGCCTACAACGTGGAGGCGACCCTCCCGGGGGTGGCGTTCCGCGCCGTCAACGAGGCGTACGTCGAGTCCACCGGAACCTTCAACCAGCGCACCGAGACGCTGGCGATCCTCGGTGGCGACGCCGACGTCGACAAGTTCATCGTCGCGACCCGCGGGAACCTCAACGACCAGCGGGCCGTGCAGACTGCCGCGAAGGTCAAGTCGCTGTCCTACAAGTACCAGGACACGTTCATCAACGGCGACATCACGGTCGACCCCAAGTCCTTCGACGGGCTCAAGAAGCGCCTCACCGGCGCCCAGGTCATCGACGCCGGAGTCAACGGACTTGGCCCGGTGGCCGGTGGCAACGACTTCTTCGACGCCCTCGACGCGCTGTTCGGCGCGGTCAGCGGCGGCCCCGACGTGGCGTACGCCAACAGCGCCGTCATCGCTCGGCTCCTGTCCGCCGGTCGTCGGCTCGGCGGCGGGTCAATCGTCACCTCCGACCTCACCGGCAAGCGCGAGGTGCAGTGGAACGGCGTCCCCGTCCTCGACATCGGCCAGACGGCCGCCGGGGTGAGCATCATCCCGCAGACCGAGGTGCAGGGCACCGCAACCACCGCGTCCTCGATCTACGCGGTGAAGTTCGGCCAGGACGAGACGGACCAGGCCGTGACCGGTCTGGCGAACAACCTGCCGACCGCCTACGACCTCGGCGAGCTCCAGGAGAAGCCGGCCTACCGCACCCGGATCGACTTCTATTGTGGGCTTGCCGTGTTCGGCGGAAAGGCTGCCGCCCGACTCCGCGGCGTTCTCGCATCCTGATCCCCTTCGACTACAAGGAGCATCGCCATGCCCAAGACCAAGCTCGACACTGACGTCAGCATGCCGCAGGTCACCGTGCCCGGTGACGGCCCGCACGACACGACCGACCCCTCCGAGCGAGCCACTTCCACGACGCCGGACAAGGGCGCCGCCGGACAGGCCGGGTTTGGCGTCGTCAACGCCGTCGTTCCACTCCCGCCCGTCCCTGCCGTCCCCGCTGGCAAGGCCCGAACGGAGACGTACGAGGTAGCCGGTCCGGACGGCAAGCCCGTGAAGGTCACGCACAACCTCGACACGGGTGAGACGTCGAAGGGCTGATTGCAAGGGCTGATTTCTGCAAGGGCTCTCACGCGCCTGATGCCCGTTCTCAAACGGGCATCAGGCGTCGGCGTCAACAAGAGGTGTGGTGACGTGAGCTTCCCAACCCTCTCCGAGCTCAACGTCGCGGCCGGCCGGACCGTCGACTCCGAGCAGGGCATCTACGCGCTGAACGCCGCCCGAATCGCTGTGCAGTCCGCGTGTGGTTGGCCGATCGAGCAGACGTCGTCGGTCCATATCGGGATGAGTGACGGCTCGCAGGTGTACCTCCCGACCCTGTACCTGACTGCGATCACCTCGCTGACCGTGGACGGCGCGGCGACCGACCCGTCGACGGTCACGTTCCTGCCCAACGGCCTGGTGTCGTGGCCCGGGTGGAACTGGCTGAGCCGTCGCGTGCAGATTGAGTACGTCCACGGGTACGCGCCCCTGCCCGAGGACGTCCACGCGGCTGTACTGGACATCGCTGTTGTCCGGGTGTCGAGTCCGGCGGGTGGGCAGGCGGTCCGTAGCGAGT